TGGTAGACATTTACCACTTGAGGAATGGAAAGAAATACAACGAGATAGAATAGGTCTACCTCCAGCTAAAAATCCAATGTTTAGTACAGCATTTGCTTAATATATGAAGATAGGACTAACAGGTACAATGAGTGTAGGTAAAACTACACTTGTAAATGCTCTTAAAGAATCAAATAAGTTCAAACATTATAAGTTTGCTACTGAAAGATCTAAGTATTTAAGTGATTTAGGTATACCACTTAATACTGATTCTACCTTAAAAGGTCAAACTGTATTTTTAGCTGAACGCTGTGCTGAGTTATTAAATGAAAATATAATCACTGATAGGACTATAATAGATGTTTTATCATTTACTTTTAAAGCAGATTCTATTAATTTTAAAGATAAAAAGTTATTTGAAAGTTATGCTAAAAGGTTTATTAGTGAATATGATTATATTTTTTATATACCCATGGAAGGCGTTGAGTTGGAAGATAATGGGGTAAGATGTGTAGATAAAGACTATAGAGATAAAATAGATTTTACTATTAAACAAATGATTAAGGATCATGGTACAGAACCAAAAAATGTAATTTCTATACCCCCACGTTTAACAGTTGAGGAAAGAGTTGCATTTATTGAGGAAAATACACCTACTACATATTTATAACAAACTTATTGAAAATGAAAGCATCATCATTAAAATCATATATTAAAGAACAAATCCTTTCAACCCTATCCTCTCCAGTTGATGAAGCAAGTGCTGAGGAAGTTGAAAATCAAAAAGATTTAAATAAGGAACTTGAAAAAACTGCTCAACTACAATCACAAATATCTGAAGATGAGGATGAGGATGATGATAAAAAAGCAGTAGCATCAGCTAAAGCCTCAAAAGGTAAGTTTAAAAAACTTGATGTAGCAACTAAGGCTCTTAAAGATATCACTACTGAGATGAAATCATTAGCTAGAAAATATAGTGCTGCTGATAATGAATCTGAGAAAGAAAAGATTAAAGATACTTTGAAATCAAAAACTTCTAAAAAGAAAGAACTAGAGTCACTAGTAAACAAATTAGAAAAGGATGTGGTTTAAAAAAAATGTTTTTAGTATTATATGTGTACTAACAATAGCTATTTTATTTTATAAGTTATATACTACTTCTCAAAATGAAGGTTATTTAGAGGATTACAATAATAAGATAAAAGTTTTGGAATCTAAAGTTGATTCACTCCACTCAGTTAATAGTGGGTTGGGTTGTAAGATAGATACTTTAAACCAACAAGTAAACAAATTAGACTTACAAATAGGTTTAAAAAATAGTAGAATAAGTAATCTAAAATACAGAATAAATGAAAAGATTAATACCGTTGATTCTTTTAGTAATAGTGAGCTTGAAAAGTTTTTCACAGATAGATACAACAAGAATATCTCTGGAGGAACAGATAGCACGTTTAGTAATTAAGGATCTTATAGAAGGTGATGGAGCTAAAAAAGAGTTATCTATTACCTTAGAAAAAGTTTTACTTTTAGACCAAAAAATAGTTTTGAAAGATAGTATTATAAACACTAATGTCCAACAAATATCTAACTATAACTCTATTGTATCTCAAAAAGATTCACAAGTAATGTTATTTCAAGATTTATCTGATAAGTTACATAACGATTTAAGAAAACAAAAACTTAAAAATAAAATGACTATCACAACCAGTATTATAGTTGTTGTGCTTATGTTGTTAACAGGAAACTAAATGTCAGATTTAAAAAAGGTCATAAGACAAGAGTATCTTAAATGTGCACAAGATCCAGCACATTTTATGAAAAAATATTGTCAAATACAACACCCACAACGTGGCCGCATTCAATTTAATCTATACCCATTCCAAGAAAAAGTATTAACTTTATTTAGAGATAACCCATATTCAATAGTACTAAAATCTAGACAGTTAGGAATATCTACTTTAGGTGCAGGTTATTCATTATGGTTAATGACATTCCATAAAGATAAAAATGTACTTTGTATAGCAACAAAACAAGAAACTGCTAAAAACATGGTTACAAAGGTAAAGTTTATGTATGAAAACTTACCTTCATGGCTTAAGATTGATGCTGCTGAAAATAACAAATTAAATCTTAGATTATCAAATGGATCCCAAATAAAAGCCACTTCCGCATCTAGTGATGCTGGTAGATCAGAAGCAGTATCTTTGCTATTGATTGATGAAGCAGCATTTATTGATAATATTGGAGAAATATGGGCTTCAGCCCAACAAACACTTGCCACAGGTGGTGGATGTATAGCCTTATCTACTCCTTATGGTACAGGTAACTGGTTTCATCAAACATGGACAAGGGCAGAATCATCTGAAAATGATTTTTTGCCTATTAAGTTACCATGGTATGTACACCCTGAAAGAGATGAAGCATGGAGAAAAAAACAAGATGAGTTATTAGGTGATCCTAGAATGGCAGCACAAGAGTGTGATTGTGATTTTAGCACATCTGGAGATGTTGTATTTTATCCTGAGTACTTAGAATATTATGAAAAATCATTTATTAAAGATCCTTTAGAAAGAAGAGGTGCTGACCAAAACCTATGGATATGGGAAACCGCAGATTATAGTAGAGATTATATAGTAGTAGCTGATGTATCAAGAGGTGATAGTAAGGATTATTCAGCATTCCATGTTATGGATACTGAAAATAATGTACAAGTAGCTGAATATAAAGGACAAATAGGTACTAAAGATTATGGTCACTTATTAGTAGGTATAGCCACCGAATATAATGAGGCATTATTAGTAATAGAAAATGCAAATATAGGATGGGCTACTATTCAAACAGTATTAGATAGAAACTATAATAACATTTATTATTCCCAAAAAAGTGAATATTCAAATGTTAACTCTTATTTTGATAAATACCAAGATCACTCTAAAATGGTTCCTGGTTTTACTATGTCTTCAAAAACCAGACCTATGGTAATAGGTAAGTTTCAAGAATATTTAAGTGATAAAGGAGTAACTATACAATCAAAAAGGTTAATAGAAGAAATGAAAACCTTTATTTGGAAAAATGGTAGACCTGAAGCTCAAACTGGTTATAATGATGATTTAGTAATGTCATTTGGTATTGGGATGTATATTAGGGATACGGCTTTAAAAAATAATCAAAGGGGTATTGATATGACAAAACAAGCATTACAAAATATGCATGTTAATAGAACCCCATACCAAGGTGGTTATGGATCAAACCCCTCAGTACCTAACCCTTATTCAATGCCAACACCTGAGGGTAAAGAAGATATACGTTGGCTATTAGATTAATATTTATAACAATAAGCAAACATAAAAATGGCTGATAAAAGTGTATTTACAAGATTAAAAAAGTTATTCTCTACAGACGTAGTTGTTCGCAACGTTGGAGGTAATCAACTAAAAACCATAGATTCGGGTCATATCCAATCAAGTGGTGAATATGAAACTAATTCTTTAGTAGATAGATTCAATAGAGTATATTCTACAGCCCCTACCTCTTTATTAGGAGCTCAGTTTAACCTTAACTATCAATATTTAAGAACCCAACTATACTCAGAATATGATGTTATGGATCAAGACGCTATTATAGCTTCTGCACTTGATATTATTGCTGATGAATCAACTCTTAAAAACGATATGGGAGAGGTACTCCAAATTAGGAGTTCAAATGAAGATATTCAAAAGGTACTATATAACTTATTTTATGATGTTTTAAATATTGAATTTAACCTATGGATGTGGGTTAGACAAATGTGTAAATATGGTGACTTTTTCTTAAAGTTAGAAATAGCTGAAAAGTTTGGAGTTTATAATGTTATTCCTTATACCGCTTACCATATTGAAAGAGTAGAAGGACAAAATCCAGATAACCCATCTGAAGTAAAGTTTAGATGGAATCCTGATGGTTTTGCTGGAAGTTCTTATGGTTATTATAATGCTCCTAATCAACCCGATTCAGATGATAGCAGGGGAGGAGTAATATATGATAACTATGAAATGGCTCATTTTAGAATGGTAGCAGATGTAAACTATTTACCATATGGTAGATCATATATTGAACCAGCTAGAAAATTGTATAAACAATATGCTTTAATGGAAGACGCAATGTTAATCCATAGAATAGCTCGTGCACCAGAAAAAAGAGTATTTTATGTAAATGTAGGTTCTATTCCTCCTAATGAGGTAGAGGCATTTATGCAGAAAACAGTTTCAAATATGAAACGTGCCCCAATGATGGATGAAAAAACAGGTGAATATAACTTAAAGTATAACATGCAAAACATGCTTGAAGATTTTTATATTCCTGTTA